CTTTGATTGATGAATTTTTAGCAACCTCTGCATACAATACGGTATTCAAATTCTTTCTGAAACCAAGTATGTATTCATCAATTTCGTTTTTATCTTTACCTTTCAGAATATCAATCATCACATCCTTCATACACTTCTGAAATGATTTGGGGAATGATGAACGAACAATGTCCAAACCTTTAACTTCCAACTTATCCATTGGAACACCGTTGTCCGAAATAATCCAAAGTGCATATCTCTTTTTCTTTTGCCAGAATCCTGTTCTACCAATCATTTCTTGTTTAATTTCCAAACGATGTTTGTCAGTATTGAATATCTTTTTGGCAAATACATCATAGAATTGATTTACATAATCTTGGACTTCCGTTGCAATCTCGTAAATCTTCGGTGTCATTATTTCAATATCATTTGTATCAATGTCCGGAAATCTATTCTTCACCAAAGGTAAACAAGAAACAAAAACGGAATCGGTATCAACATACTGCACATAATCAATATCATCTGTTTTCAATTCTTTATTGTATTTCATATTGATAGCAGCTTCTGTTTTCTTAATAACGGTTTGACCGGAAAGTGTAACGGCTTCCGCATTATCAATATCATAAAAACGAAACGCGGGCAAACCTAAGATACCATACATACTATTCAAAAGAATCTTTTGAACAAGTTGTCTTTTCTTATAGAACTCATACTTGTCTGTATCACCGGCTTTACCCCACTTCTTCATTTCATTTTTATACTCAACCCTTTTGTCAAACCAATCAGAAAGAATTGCAGGAATGAGACCAGTTTTATCTGAACTATACATAACACCATTTGATGCAACCGTGTATTTGTATTTGTCCAAGAATGCTTTTAACTTTTCTTTTGATACCTTTTCACCACCAACAATATATTCATCTTTTCTTTCACGGTTGAAATCTTCAGCATTCCAATCTTCAATCTTAGCAATCTTTGTTTCTGGAGAAATGTTTAGCGTCATAATGATTGATGGGTATAGTGATGTCAAATCCAAGTCATACATCCAATCATATCTACCAGGAACAGGATCCTTAACGAATGCACCGATAAATCCTTTCTCACCACTATCTTTTAATTCTTGCATCTTCTCTTGTCTATCCGCCGGTTTGTTTGGAGCAACAACACCACCAATATGTTTAAGATAAGTTAGCATAGCTCCTTCCAAATACTTTGATGAATATACAAAGTCTTCATACGGAACATGACCAACATGAGCGATACCACGAACCAAATCAATATACTGCAACTTCTTGTCCAACTCAATCACCAACTCAACGTCAGTAATGTTATATTCGATAAATGTATCAATATCATTTTCCATCAAGTCATCAAGGTTTCCTTCGTATTCAATCTTACCACGACCAAGCTCTGTCATACAAACTGCATTTAGAGCATAGGATGGCAATTCTTTATATGAGAATTTTTTATACACCGTCATATAATCCAATACGGATGTTCCACCGATTGTATAACGATTACGATATGGTGAATAAAACATTTCACCAATCACAGAAAGATTGTTTGCATGTTTCTTACCAAGAACTCTTTTTATACGGTTGTGTAAATATGGAATATCGAATGCATCACAATTCCAACCAGTCATAACATGGGGTTGTATTTCTTGAATTGCATCTATGAATTTAAGTAGTAAAGTTTTTTCATCATAACAAGGTATTACAGTTTTGTTATCCGTAGTTTTGTTTTCCAACTTTCTTTTCTTATCCAAAACAAGAATGGTATAATGATTGGTTGCGGAATCATGGTAAGCAATTGATGTAACTTCGTTATTACCTTGTGTTGGATCAGGAATACCGGTAATCATTTCAACCTCAATATCGAATGTCATTGTGACAATTCCCTTCGAGGGCATATCGGAATCGCCATACATATCAACAAGAATACGAGTTGTCTCTGCAATATCAGATTCAAATAGGTCTGGATCATTCTTTATGAAATTTGTAACCTTTGACAGTTTATCACCGTATAGAGAAATATATTTACCATTAGGATCTTTCTTGTAAGCATAGGGCGTATATTCAAAGTGCATTAAACCTTTGGTATCATCCCATACCCATGCTTCTTTTGTATTTGTTTTAACGAAAATGTTTTGATACATATTATACCTTTTTGAACATCCATATTGGTTCACAAAACTTTTTATCTTTATTATCTTCGGCGAACTGAACACTATTATCGAGAAAGTGTCCGTCTCTTGTGGCAGTTCCTGCACCAGCAGAGTTTGGTCTTTTAGACATTTCCATTCCAATACATCCCAAGTATTCCATTCCACTCTCTACAAGAAAATCATTCATTGGATTTGTTATCTCCAACCATTGTCTACCGGTAGACCATGCAGAATTTGTGTAAACATCTGCAATGTTTATCGCCATCACACCACCAACTCTTAATGATGGTATAATGTTTCCAAGTGTCTTTTGTAGAAAATCTTTATTCCACATATCAATTCCTTTGTATCGAACCCAACTCTGTGTATCGGATTGAGAATACTTTTCAACATTGAAATATGGTGGTGATGTAAATACCAAATCAAAATGTTCTGGATATTGTGAGAAATCAAAATCCTCGGCAGGTGATTTGTAGAAATTTGTTTTCTTCTTTCCTTCAAAGAAACCTAAATTCTTTTCATAAAACTCAACTTGTTCATCATATATCGGATGATTCTCTACTCTTGGATCCAATCCAACATAATGTTCGGTGCATGATGCCGCATAAAATCCAGCAAGTCTATCACCCCATCCCATAGAAAAATCTAATACATTTTTTGCACCTAACATTTCATACATACACTTTGCAACATTAGGTTTGAATTGGGAACAAATGTATTTACGCAGTCCTAACATTGTTCTCAATTCTGATTTACCGAGTGTTTCCATTTTAAGAGAATACATAGAACCCATGAGTGACTTCATAAACTTATGGTTTTGCCATGTTCTAGCAGGACCTGGTGATACGGATGCATCAACTTCCCAACGGTTCTTTTGTTGGAAATAGTTTGATGCATCGTTACCAGTATTAAGACGACTGAAATATAACTGTTTTCCACCATAAGTCAAAGCATATTTTGGTTCGGATGCTTTTCTTGGAAACCACTCACCTTCTTTTAGAATTTCATTCCAACGAATACCTTTCAATTTTAAGAACTCACTTTGAGCACTTTGGATTGTAATATCCGCATAAGGTAGTGGATATGTCATTGCTATTTCAGCCAGACGGTCTTTTACATATTCTTTATCAAAGTTTTCTTTTATGTATGTTATTTGTTCGGCAGTTATGGATAAATACGGATCCATTCCGTAAAATTGTTGGAAGTAATCTTGTTCCACAAAACACCATTTGTTAATCCATTGAATAAAAACTTCCTATGCGGTCACGTAGGTCATACACTATTTGGTATTTTGTAACAAAATCTTCCTGTGTGTATACAACTGGTTTGTTTTGTTCCATTACAATATACGAGTTTGGAAAACATTTCTGACCATCACCAAATGTAATTACATATTTGTTATCAAAATTTTCATTTCTACCTATGATACATTCCCATTTTTCCGATGCTTCCTTTGCGGATTTTTCACTACCATTGAAGTGATATGCACCAAATTTACTTTTTTTGGGTTCGACCATCATAAAATCCATAACAATTATTTCCTCATAATTTTTGTTTTAACTTCTTTCATAAATTCCGTATCATCATCGCGTATTATTGGATCAATATATGTCTTTCCATCTTTTGATGATGTCCAAGGATCAGAAATTTCATCTTCTTTTGGCATCATTATTTCTTCTAACAATTCCAAGTCACCATGAGTTGCAGTGATATTGTCTTTAATTTGTTTTCTTGTCTTTCTGTGAGCATGCACTTTATCGTATTTTTCGGATGTTCCTGCATTGCCTATTATAGGATTTTTTCTATATGAACGGCTCATAATAATACCTGTAATAAAAATTAAATGTCAATGTCTTTCCAATCACCATTTGCAATAGTCTTTGTTGCCCACTTGCCCATTATGTTTGCATTCTTATAGTAGTTATCTTCAACTACTGTTTCGAGTAGAGTTGATTCAAACATGAATGGTCTTCCACTAACTTTTGTCATAAACTCACCACCTTGCCCCATCTTTCTATCATTGAATTTAACTTCTTTGCCAAATCCAGGATAAGAATTTGGACAATCGTTTGTTCCAATCAAAATAGAACCCGCACCACCAACTGATATAAACAATATGGAATCTTGCTGATACTTGCTACCGAGTTTTACCAAATCATCTCTTAATCGTCCTGTGTCTTTAATATCAACAACAAAATATACATTTTCTCTAACTTCTTTTGCATCAGGTGTTCCATAGTTTTCAATATAAGCACCATGAACTGCAGTGGCCGCATATCCCATCATTTGAAGATTAGCATACAACTGTCTATTTCTTTTTTGATTATCGGCACGGGTGTAAGGCATATCTTCGGGACCAGCACATCCTTCTTTTGATCTAAATGCGGTTATAGTTCCACAGTCATGTTCTGCCATGTGTTTTGCCAAACGAGCAAGTCCACTCTCGTTTAATTGTTTATCTGGTAATAAATGTTTTAACTTTGCCATTGTTTCTCTCTGTTATGTAAAATATTTTACAATAAATATCAAAATTATTTCTTATCTGTTGAACCGAAACCACCATTACCTCTGTTACTATCCGATAGTTCTTCTACTTCTTCCATGTGAACCGTTGGATATGGTATAACTAATAGTTGAGCAACTTTGTCACCAACAACTGGAATGTTTCCTCCTGTGTGTCCTGAATATGGTAATTCAAACCTAACAAGAATTTCACCACGATAATTTGAATCAATAACACCAACTGAATTTTTAAGTGACACACCTGATGCTGATTTTGTGATTGAACTTCTTGGGAAAAGTAGTCCAACATGACCATGTGGAATTTCTACTGCAATGCCAGTTCCAAATTCAATAAAAGTCTCGGTTACTCTAAACGATGTTGCAGTCAAATCCATACCAGCATCACCGTCTTGTGCACATTGTGGTGTTATTGCTTCTGGAACTAACTTACGAAATTTTACCGTTAGATCAAAATCATTTTTATAGTTTACTGTAACATTCGGATTTGATGTATGCCAATCCATTTTAACCTCCTACATTCCAAAATAATGCATCATTTGATGCGTGTTCTTTAATAAATGACCAAACTTTTGAGTCATAGTAATCCGAAGATGGAAACGGTGGTTTCTCTGCGGGTTTACATTTTTGTTCAAATTTATATTTCGATAAGAATAATTCGGCTCTACCACGTTCTCTATCTGTTGTATTATGGCCAACTCTAACACCATATACTTTCGCATCTGGCCACGCCTTTTGTAATCCTCTTGAAAGAACACCTGAACTTATGCAAGACCAAACTTCTTTGGGTTTGATTGGCAATTGACTAGCAATTCTGGCAACTTCATCAATCACAACAGGATGGTCAAGACCGAATGGTAATAATTGTGTGTCAGGTGTTTCGAGTGCATACTTTTTAGCAACATGCTGAATGTGAGTGAGGAATCCCATAGGAACCTCTATAATGTTTGCACCAATAGATAGTGCTTCTGTTGTTAGTGGTAAGTGTTTACCCTTTGGAATAACAACGGTTGCTTTCAATCCTAAATCTTTACAAGCATAAGCAAGTGCAACTTGAGCATAGCCAACTCTTGGTGAGGCATAAACCCATTCACGAACATGGGACTGTGATTGAAGATAACGATAGAGGAAACGTCTTTTTGTTCCACCTGGAAGTAAATCGTCACGAACTACCCAAATATTTTCATGTTTTTCAATGACAACATCTGGAAGATTTACGGTGACATCTTTCGTTGGATATTGAAAGAAGTCAGACATGAATCACCTCAAATGGATGTGATAATTGATTGATAGTATGATTTTTGATTTACGCCAATTACTTGTTGGACTACCGTTCCATTCTTTTCAAATATAATAGTTGGAACAGCACGGACACCATATCTTTGTGCAACATCTGGATTATTATCAATGTCAATTTTTTGATAGCCAACTGACGGGTTCTCTCCACGCAATTCATCAATGATTGGTGTTAAATGTTTACATGGTTGGCACCAAGATGCAGTGAAATGTTTAATTGTAACCATAATCGTATCTAATAGTGATAAATTTTTATTGTAACCAAATATACAAATTTTGTAAATATAAAACAAGCAAAAAGTTACTTACCCAATTTTATTTTTATGAAAATATCGTCATCATAAGATTTTTTAACCGGGCTACTTAATTTAGCAACCGCTAATAAATTCTTTGAATCATCATAAAGTCCAATCGAGGTTAAATAAGTAACTGGTTGATTGGCAAAACAAGAATATTTTAATTGATAATCTTCATAAATTTTTAGAGCAGTTGGATTGTTTGAATAATTTGCTTCAGTATATGGTAATCTAACATAATAATAGTTGGTGCCATATTGTTTTATTCTACGACTTTTCATAGATTGTCCGGCAGCAGCTGCACCACTTATAGATGTAAATAATTTATACGCATTATCACCAGCAATGTTACTGCCTGTTACAGTATTAAAAGATAAATACTCGTTTAATTGTGTTGAATTTAAAACAACCAATCCTTGAGCAGGATAAACTTTGCCGTAAGTTGTCAAGTTTGTATTTGTTATTATGCTTCCAGTCCCACTATTATGTATTCCATCATCTAAACTTCCACTAACTAAATCATATGATGCATAGGGATCCTCAACACAATATGTATCATTTACATATATCGAATTATCAACTAATGAAAGTATAAGAGGACTTGATCCGGAAACCTTTACGTTACTTCCAGTATGAACATTATTGTTAAAATAACTTCCGGATAGTTGTGCTAGATTTAATTCAAAGTTACCTATATCTAATCTATCACCAAAATGATGTCTATTAAATTTAATGACGTATACATCTTTTGGAATATCAATTATACCGTTATTAAATGATACAAATCCAGGAGAAGATTCATCCAGTGCCATCAATTTATATTGCGTATAAATTCCCTTTGTTAATGGTTTATTATTATTTTCCGAATCAAATAAAGATCCAGATCCATCTTCATTCCCATACCATACCGAAAAATAAGGTTTAGATTTATCACAATCATTACATCCAACTATATCATAGTAATAATTTTTTAGAGAAGATGTTTGGAATGAACTTGTTGAATAACAATCAACATACTCTTGTGAATTGAATAAACCTCTGGTTTCAGTTTCAATATGTGCCTTTATCATATCATTTTCTGCAAACGAATGATATATGTATGTATCTCTATCTTCAAAATCAACACTTTTACATTTTGATATTTTTACAGTTTTATCTCTCATGTAAGGTGAAACATCAGGTGGTTCCGGCATACCGAATACTCTCTTGTTTTCATCAGCAGCATGAGCATACATTTTAAAAATATCTTCTCGAATGCCACCTCTACAAATTGTGTAAAAGTTTGCAGTTGTTATTTCTCTACATCCACAATTAGGCACATCTGTTTGTATTGGATCATTTTCAACTACTATATCCAAACATTCACAATCTGGTAAAGAATTATTTAATGCCTGGTCTTCCCAATCTATTATAGTCTTGACAACATTTTCAGTAGTTGTTCTATATTGCATGACAACTTCGCCCGTTTTTGGATCAACAAGACATGGCTGCTGTCTTTGCCATTTTATCTCATATTCTTCATTTATAGCATATTCGGTTCTCAATCCCTCGTAACAATCCCTATATGGAACAGGTTCTAATTTACGAACATCCAATATCATTCTCAACCCAACAGGAAGTTCTTGTGTTGTTGCAGTTGGAAACGCTTCATATTTTTTTTCGTCAATAAGTTTTAGAGAAATATTCTTTATTCCTGTTTTTGTAGTGAACGCTACATCATTCTGTATTGCATAATTTACAGTTTCTAAATTCGGTTCTATTATCTGAAATAAACCTTTTGCATAGTTTCCACCAATCATCAATCCAGTTTGAAATTGTTTTACTTCGTCTGCTAATAAATTTATTCTTGATGGTGTGTTTGAAAATATTAATTCAGGAGTTGTTGCTCCGCCATTTGAATTTAAGTAAGTTAATCTCCCATCGGTTTCTACTCTGACATGACATTCACCACCGTTTATGATATAAAGTATTGGTTGTCTCCAAGGACCTAATGGGTTTGCTGAAATTAATCCGTTGGTTGTTGGATCAGCAATATTATATTTTGCAACACGTTCTAATGTATCAAACCATGTATATTCCGGCCTTACTACTTTCTCCGCCTGTGTTACAACATAAGTTTTACTATTTACTTTATTGTTCAACACTCCGGTGTCTAAAATAGTTTGAGTATTAAACTCATTTATTTTATATGTCCAAGGACTTGTTCTTGTATCATACCATTCAACTGTAACAAAAAGGTTTTTATACGGCGTTGTTCCTTTTATCCATATAAAATTTTTATTGTCTATTCTATAACTTATACCCTCTTTTAAATAAACTCGTCTATCCAAATCCAAAATAGTTATTGATTTTATTTTAGATTGTGGTATCATAAATTCTGCACCATCAAGTGCGGGAGTTAATTCACCAGTATCATCCCCTAATAGTTTTTGATTTTTTTTATCATATTTAAAAGGCAATCTATACTTGTTGTATAAAACTAATCTTCCAGATATACTAGATTGTTTAAACTTTCTACTAACTTCTACCCAAGGAATGCCATCACACGGTGATATTCCTTTTGGTGGCGGTGGTGGAGCTTGTTGTGGGACACCTGAATTATCAACTATTATATTTTCATCTTCTATTGGTATACCATTCTCACCAATCAGACGAGGACCAAGACCCTGTTCTTGAATCAGAATCAACTGTTTGGTCATAAAATCTAATTGATCAAAAGGAACATTTGCATAATAATTCACTTTTGGTGCATTATTACCATATACTTTATCCATATACGGAACATTACCTTCAGCATTTTTTTGCAGAGTTTCTTGTGTGTATTCTATACCGTCAGATATAACTTTTTTAAGTGCCATTTAAAATTTTCCACTATTCTTAAAATACAAAGATTATGACATGGATTGTATAACTGCACCATATTCTTTTGAATCAAACTTTTCTCTAGCAGTATCCATCAAGCATTTTTCAATTTCTTTTTTATATTGATCAATAAAATATGGAGTTCCTTCTTCAACTTTTTCTATTTCTTTTATTGCTTCTAATTTTTTAACACATTTTTTTTCATCAAGCGCTTTTGCCAATTCAATTAATGCTTGTGTTGTATCACCCTTTTCTTCTAATGCAGTTTCTATTTTTTTGATAGCAGCTTTAACTTTTTTATCCAATCCTTCGTCTACTTCACGAATAATAGTCAATACTTTATCTGCTTCTTCTAAAAGTTGTTTTCTTGATGAAATACCCATCGTTTCCTCCGATTATTTACGGGATAATATGAAATAAAGTCCAAAAAAGAATAGAGCTACCGAGTAAAATATAATATCGGTAACGATGTAACTCTTGGTAAGTTTTGTTACTAAAGCAAAAGCCGCATCGAATCCAAGCGGATTGAAGAAAGTCCCTAGTATTAAACATACTTTTGCCAACACATCTTTGTAATCTTTTGGTTTTTTTTCTGACATTACGCCATCCCATTTGTTTGCCTTGTTGTGAAAAATACCATTGTAAATATAAATATGTTGTAAACAAAAAAGGGTGATGTTTCCACCACCCTAAACTTAATTCATATTTTATTATGAATTTTTTGCTTCTTTTGCCTCAGCAACAGATGCTTGATTATACGGTGTAATCAATTTCTTAATTGCGCTTGCCGCTTTACGAGCAATAGCAGCATCTTTCTTTTTTGTTGAATTATGTGCAACTGTAAACTCATTAAATAAGTTTGTTAGTTGGGCATAGATTTCTTGTTTTGACATAAAACCTCCTGTGTGTAATACAACCTACATTATTTCCGGTATAGGTAATTTTGCATCGGTTATACTTTGTATAAAAAACTTGCGAATTGTATCTCGCATTCCTGAAACTTTACTTTGTTTGTTAAATACAACATCATATAATTTTTCAAATGATGCCGCATCTGCGATAGTGTATTGGTCTCCCAAAAAGAAATGTATCATTTCTTCTGGTGTTTGTGTAACAAAACTCTCACTACCTGCGATAGTTTTACCGGCTTTAATAATACTTCCACCTTTACCAGCATAACTTTTTGTCAATCTATAAATTCCCCTATCGTGTCTCATAACATATTTTTCAACTTCAATCGGAACATCTTTATCAGTTTTCTTCAATACTTTGTAATCAACTGCAGAAACAACCGCAGCCAATAAAAAGTTTCTATATGCTCCCTTATATTTAGATTCACCCTTTGAATAATCTGGAGATGAATATACAAATTGTGTCCAATTAACATTGTTTGATAACATGAAATCAACTTGCACAGGTTCTTCGGTAACTCTGCCGACTATTGGAAACGGAATAGAAACTTGTGAGAACCCACGAAGTGGCTTTGCATCATACCCCATTTTTTCTAATTCTTTTATCAACCAATCCAATACATCACTCAATTTCAAACTGTTAGCAGATGCCAATTGATCCATAGAAACACCAATGTCCAAGTCACCTGATAATTGGTCAGCGGGTTTCTTTCCTGCACTACCGAGTATGAAGCAATCTGTTCCAAAACCGATAAGACCGAGTGGTTTCAAAACAACCGTCTCAATTTTTGAGACAGTTGCCGGTATCTCATTCTGTTTGATACCAACTGCATCGGGAAACATATTCCCACCCTCTGTCAATAATTTCTTTAATTTAATCATGTTATATCAAAAATATGTGTTATAGTTCTTTGGATAATGTGTTTAATAATAATTATACTTTATTTTTATTTTACTTTACCCAAACCAGCAATTTCCAAACCAGCAATTTTAGCACCTACCCTATCAATTCTTTCATGCACGAATTTTATTTCATCAACAACTTCTTGTTTTGATTTATCAATTCTTTCATGTATGAACCGCTGTTCTTTTTCAATAGCTGAACGCCCACTATCAACTCTGGAATCAATCATTCGTCTAAAATCATCCTCTGTTGATGTAATTCTTCTATCCAAATTATCGAAAACAGTATTAACTACGCCCTCTAAATTATTTAGTTCTTTGTTTAATCTACTAATCTTGAACATACCCACAACTACAACCGTAACTGCCGTTAAGACTGTAACTGCACATACACCCAACCAAAATGAAGTTATATCCATAACTTTTCTCCTTATTCCCAAAGAACTATAACACTATTATTTATTTTATTTCACAAGCACCACCAGCACAAGCCAATTCGCCAGTCAAATCTGTATTGTCTTCCAACTCAATTACATTACTCAAATCAACATCGTGTAATGTTTCCATTAACTTATTATACTTTTCTTCATCAATATCTTCAAACGGTGCCTGTATGTATGTTCCGCCGTCATAAGGCAATACGGAAAGACCGTTGAAGTGTTCTTTATTTTCCCACATCCAATTACCAACGGCATCCCATTCGTGTTCACGAATTGAAACTGTTGCAGATATGTTGTGAGTATTCATACCTGTTCTATGACCTGGCTTAATCCAATTCTGATTGAACCACTTTACTCTTTCCAACAACTGTAAAGGACTTTCACTACGAAGTATTGAACCCTCTGGTGCCTTTTGTGGAACGCCAATTACAGCAGTATCATGTGGGCGGAAGTATTCATCTTCTACCAATTCAGGATGATTGATTGCGAGATAAGTATAAATTGCCTCATTCTTACCAACACGAACACGGCGTAGATAATAGTCATTGTGCCAAGCATGAATACCAGATGAACAACCCAATGTCAATGATGATGTTCCAGCAGGTTTAATCGTTGTTGTTCTTGCGGATTTATTTATACCGATAAGTTCAGCAACTCTTTCGTTTTCTTCTCTTGATGCCTTAGCAGCAGCTTTCAAATCCAACTTTTGAACTTTACCAGAACCGATACCTGTCATACCAACACCGAGAAGTGCATCCTTTTCAGTTGTTCTTTGCCAGATTGGGCGAAGATAATGAAAATCCGTATAACCTGCCTGCAATGTTCCGATGAAAGAAGCAGCACGAACTCTCTCCTCTAAATCTTCTTGACTTTCAACATCGGAAACATTTACCTCACACAAGTTACAGAATTGGAATGGTCGAAGTGCAATCTCACAACAAGGATTTGTCCCCCAATCTTTATCATTGGAAAGATAAATACCTGGCTCACCTGCATTTGATAATTCTATTTTCTTCCAAAGTGATTTGAAAAATTCTTCTGTTACCTTACTACGAAGAAGAACTGCCGAGTTATTGGCTCTGCCTCTTTGTGGATTGAGTTCCCACCAATTTCCAAACTTACATGAAATCATATCATCATCATCTGCAGAAAAAAGAGAAATAAGAGCAGCACGGCGAATACCACCGGCAAGAACTGCATCTGCAATATGACAAACAATATCGTGAACTTCGATGGGTGATAATTGTTCACCGTCATTTTTAAGGTCAAGTATTGCTCTAATCTTTTCAATACAAATACGAAGTGGCTCTGGACCTGGTGCCTTACCACCACTTGTAATTAAACGAGCACCTTTGTGGCGAATATCTGAATAATCAAAACGAATAGATGAACCACCAGTGAAATATGATTTCATTACGGCTTTAATTGCATCTGCCCAACCTTCAATCGAATCACTAACTAAAAATCTTCTTTCTTTTGATTTAGGTCTGTGTATTGGTGGCAAACTTTCAACATGATGTTTTTGAACTGAATATCCTACACCAGTTCCACCAAGAAGAAGAAACATCACTTCACCGAATGCACGCCAGTCATCTATCGGAAGATATGCACAGTTGTAAATTCTGTTTGGAGAAATTTCAATTGGTTTTCCACCAAACTGCAATGAACGCATTGATGGTAATACTTTTTTATCATATACCATCTTATACACATTCTCTATTTCATCCACCAGTTGTGGGTATTTTCTTTGGTGCATTTCTTTATTTCGTGTCACCAATTCTTCCCAAGTTTCTCTACGATTCTTTTCGGGTATGAAACGAGCATACTTCATATAGACAGTAATTTCAGACAGAATGCGATTGCTAATGTCCATTTATTTCTCCATTGATTTTTTTTATTGAAAACGTTATTTTTTAGGTCTAAACTAAAACCATATACGAATAAGTATATGGTCTTGGATAAAAAAATTGAGTTTTTTGAAAAATTATTTTTCCACTAAAACCCTTCTAATTCTTTGAATTTTTGTGAAAGAGCTTTCTTAACATTCACATCACCTTTCATTGATGTCTGAACACTTTGTCCCATATCAGAACTTGGTTCATATATTTCAATATGGCCAGTCATTGTATTTATTTTACTTGGGAATGTCATTCCATCTGGACCGAAACGATTTTTGATAATATGCCATCTGCCTGTTCCACCAACCTTATCATTAAGTTTTCTTGATAGTGACATGATGAAATCTGCAATCATAATCTTATTATATGATTCTGAAACCTTACCACCTTCAATTACATCATCTTCAAGAGCAGAACGATTTGCCTGTGATGCAGTCCAAATAGGTATTCCATATGTTCCACCAACACCACGCAAGTCCTCGTAAATATCATTCAGTTCCAATCTCTTATCACCGGCTTTAGCAGGTCTAAGCAAATCTGCATAATCAACTATAACCAAATCTGGTGGTTTTCCTTGACTAATACATTTCTCAATGTGTGATGTGATTGTTGTGATACTTGCAGTTTTGGTTGGATAATACTTTACAATCAAGTCACCTTTTATGGTTTCCATTGTATCACGGATTTTTTCTTGTGCATGTTCTTCGTTTAGATTTTGAAATGCAATCTTCGTAAAGAACGCATCAAATCTTCTTGCAACATAAAACTGATTGAGTTCAAGTGTATAATAAACAACTCTCTTACCGGCCTTGACTGCTTGAGCAGCTATACTTACCAATCCCCAAGACTTACCGCCACCGGCAGGAGCAATGATAACACCCAACTCACCAGCAGCCAAACCACCGTTTGTAATATCATCAACAACATTCCAACCAGTAGATACACAACTTCTTGCACCTTCTTCATAACGAGCAATAATATCTACAAGATATTCATGTCCAATATCTTTATCAGTTCCGGCTTTGAGTGCATTATCAACTTTCTTTTTAATAAGGTCATACTTACCACTCTTAAGCAAATCAACCGACTCAATAATTGCAACTTTCATCTTTTGATTTTTACAAAATTCAAGAGTAGTTGATTTAACATATTCTGCATCAGAACTATCTTTATACTTTGCACTTTCTTTCAGAGCATCTGCAATAGTGCTCTTCAAAACTTTATCTTCAACGGCAATCAATTCAGACTTAAAAACTTCAGCAGTTGGTGCAGTTTTATACTTCTCATAATAGGACATTATCTTTTCAACAACCCAATTATTTGCCTGAGACTCAAAATAATTTGGCTCAATAATATCGGAAACTTGTTGTAAAAATGCTCTATCGTTTAATAATGAAGTGACTACTTTTGTCTGAAATGTATGACCATACTGGGATAAATTATCCTGCATATTTTTTCCTAATGGAATTTAATGTTGTAAAATTCTTTTGAATCCATACATCCCAATTCAATAAAACATTTTGTAATTTATCTTCTACAAATAGTTTATCCAATTCTACTTTATTGATACCGTCAATTTCACCATCAACTAAATGTCTTATCGTTGATTTGGTGCTCTGTGAAATATCAACATCACTCAATTGCATAATTCTGTGATTGGTTTGCAATACATTTAGGTTGTTCTTTAATTCTTGAATTGCTTTGGATTTATTATCATGTAATTTACAAATTTCTACGAACATTTCCAAATTTATTTTTCTTTTTTCTGATAATTCTGGAAAGAATTTTAGTATAGTTTTGTCACCAAGTCCACGAATGCCAACTACATTGTCACTCTTATCGCCAAGTAACGATTTGTATATGATATAATTCTCACACCATATACCAGTTTCTTCCAATAGATTTTCTGGTGTATACATTTTCTTTTTGGTTGGCAGATAAACACTAACTTTGTCCGAAACTAATTGTAAAAAATCTCGGTCATTGGAAAGTATTACACATTTTTCTTTGAAATAAGAAGAAAGGTAGGCAATCACATCATCTGCCTCGATTTTATCAATGGAGATTATAGTAAGTGGCAGATTTTGTAGGTATGAAAAAACACGAAACAGTTGATACTTCATTGAGGATTGTTCATCATCAATATCTTCAAACCCAACTACTCTATTCAATTTTGATTTTATTGCTCTACCTTCCTTGTAATTTGAGTAAATTTCTTTTCTTCTTTGTGAACCGCCTTTACCATCAAAAACGATAACTACACGGGTTGGGTTTACCATACGAATTGTTGCCCCAAGAGATTTTAAGAAACCAGAAAGTCCACCAACATGAACACCATCTTCATTTAATGTTGGGATTGCAGAGAATGTTCTAATAAACAAATTCATCCCATCAACTATCAAAACCTTACTATCACGATGTAGGTTTTCTTGTTCTTGTTTTTCTGTTTCTATTTCTTGTAAAAGTCTTTGATATTTACGGTTCATCGTAACAGTTCCATATATTATTTTATCAATACTAATATACGAAAAAAATATGACATTGCAAAATAAAAAAAAGAGAATCATACGATTCTCTTTGTATAGTTTTTAATGGATTATCACACAGATGTGGCATCGGGAGGAATCCCTAATCTTTTACTTATACGGATAATGCTTTTTCTGACCTCTTTTGATTCGGATGATCCCGCATATTCACCTGCATATATCTGCAAACTTACCAATTCAGATACCAATTCAAAATATGGTGCACCCTTCATTTTTATTATTAGTTGTTCTAATGGTTCTATTAGCGGTGCATCTCCAGATTCCCCCATTTCTACGTCATACCGGGTTTGAGCATAGTCCTTAACCAATTCATTAAAATTGGCATATTGATATTGACCATCTGGAGACATCATTCCACCCGGTGCATTTCCGAGAGGCGATATTCCACCCGGTGCATTTCCGAAAGGCGCTTCATTGATTTTTTTGTTAAACTTTTCATGTATGGTTCTGCCCTCTTGAACCAAATCTTTTACTTTTAGTTTCTTACCCATATCAAACACTCCAAAAAAAAAATTATCCGTTTAGAAATAAATATGGGGATAAAGAAATTTATCCCCGATATAATTATACTTCATCTTGTAATAATGGTTCATTTGAAAGTGTTACATCATCAATTCTTGCTTCATCAAGTTTCTTATATTTCATAATTACTTTCTCGGCGATTTCATCATAAACTATGTCATACAATTGAGGATTACTCATAATCTTTTCAACAAATTCTTTGGATTGAAATTTGATTACCTCACCAGTTCTTTTGTCTGTCCATTGATACCAAGCACCTGATTGTGAAACAAGATTGTGTTCCTTCATAACAGTTAGCCATGAAGAATAGTCATCTATACCACTATCAAAATAAACTTCATATTCACACTCACGAAGTGGAGGACCACATCTATTTTTGACGAGTTTTGCTTTAACTCTCGAACCAACAATTTCATCACGACCTTCTCTCTTTGCCTTAATAGCACCGATTGAAGATAGACGAAGACGAACAGACGCATGGAAAGGAATACCTTTGCCGCCTGGTGTTGTCCAAGGATCAGAGAATGCCGGAGCATTAAGTTTCTGACGAAGTTGGTTTGTGATAATCAAGCAAATACGCTCTCTACCGATAAGATTTGTAATCTTTCTCATTGCCTTTGAAATGATAAGTGCCTTTGCCGTAGCATAACCATCCTTATCAAAGTCTGCAGCCATTTCTGTTTTAGTGGATGCACCTGCGATTGAATCAACTACTATCGTTACCAATCTATCTTTATCGGATGAACGAACTTTGTCAATGATAACATCAACTGTTTCAAAAATATCTTCTACGGTTTCCAATGGAATGTATAACATATCTTTTAAGTTCAATCCAATTGCAGTTAGATATTCGGTTGCGATTGCATTCTCGGTATCAATATAAACAGCAAGACCACCTTTCTTTTGTGTGTTAAGAAGTGCATGGGCTGCCAACAATGATTTACCAGATTGTTCGAGACCTGTTATTTCAGATACACGACCAACAGGAAAACCACCATACTTACGATTGGAAATGGCCAAGTCTAACATGGTTGAGCCAGTTCCTACCCATTCTTTTACTATCGTAGGTGCATCGCTATCACCTTCAAGAAAGTAAGCGGTCTTAATGTTTTGAGATTTGAATTGTTTGTTTATAGTTTCGGCAATGAGTCCACCGAGTTCATCGGAAAGATCACTCTTTGATTTTGCCATAACATACCCCTATTAAAATAAATCATCAAATGTAACACCAGCATCTTCAGCAGATGTATATGTCTTCTCACTCTTTTCTTGTTTGTAATTGAGGTCTTTGGAATCTTCTTCTTGTGATGAAGCACCCATCCAAGTTTGCAATTGAATCTTCAAATCATCATACGATGGTTCTGGATACAATTCTGTAATTTGTGGTTGAGACTTAATCTTTTCAAGAACATCTGCACTTTCTGTAATAGGTGTTTCTTTTGGTTTAACACGAATACTTGTTTCTGCATAAGTCTTACCAGCTTCTTCTGGTGACTTAACGGTAACAACAATGTCACGACCAGATTTTGGATCAGACAAATCACCGTAATCGGGATCAACAAAGAAAGCAAGCAGTTCTTCATAGATTTGTTTACCAAATCCCCAAAACTTTACACCTTCATTTTCTTGACCACGAACAATAACAGGAACATAGATACGCATTTTGGGTTCCAATTTTCTACCCATTACCCAATCTTCTTTATCACCAGTTTGTTTAAGTTTTTCTGCAAACTCAACCACTGGATCAGGACGACCAAATGATGCGGGAGAAAGAATAGACCTCTTACCCAAATTGTAATGGAAATACAATTCGATGAATGGATTTTCTCTGTTGTGGATGTAGGGAACAATTCTGATTTGGGTTTCACCCGGATCGGGTTTCCAAATGTTAGATGTGCGATTGTTTGTGTTTTTTAGAGAGTTCAAACGACTCTTGATTGCATCGAGGTTGATACCCATGATGTTTCTCCAAATGTGTAATAAATAATGTTTAATCGTTACTAAAAGAATGTTATGTCTAATAGAACAATACTAATATACTAATTTAATGTTTAATAAGCAAGCAATTTTTTTATTTCTATAAATAAATATGGGGAATCCGAAGATTCCCCATTTTATCATTTATTGTATTTCATAAGATGTTTAAGTCTGCGAACAACTGATTCTGGTAATTTTTCAACATTAAATGTTTGATCCACCCATTCTGGAGCATCGTCTGTCTGTGGCATCTTTTCTCTGTTTGGCTTTGGATCAAGTGGTTTGTTATCTGTTTTCAACTTCTTAACATTACCCCAAATATAGTTGGCGATTTCTTCTTTGGTTTCGCCTTTTCCATATTTTTTGAATACTTCAACTACTGGATCCTGTATTTTTTCAATAACATATTTTTTCAGAGTTCCTTCATCTATTGTAAACAAATTGACACCACCACCTTTTGCAATTGGAACTTTACCAAGTTGAGCAGCAATACCAAGTTGAGTTGCTTTTAATGCGTCTGTTGGATCAGTGATTTGTCCCAAATCTATTGCCTGTATTTGAGCATCAGGATTCAAACAAAAAACTTGCGACCATCTATGGTGTCCATCTATAATAAATTTACCGCCACCGCCGGTTACTATACTTCTGCCACCTGGAGCAACAACACCGCCTTTCAAATTGGCCTCAGCACTTGCTGGGTCCTTCATGGGGTAACTTAAAGAATTATCTAAAACAACTTCATTTTGAGTTGGTCTTAAATCTGAACATTTTGGTGTCATCTTAGCAGTATTAACCGGAAGTTTGTCCGATAGTGATTCTATTGCGGAAACAAACTTTGGATCCTTTATATGTTTACCCAAAGCTACTATAAACTGTTTGTAATCTTTTTTCAGAATTGATTTTAGTATGTTCGTTCCCTTGTCCTCAATCAATCCAATTTTAACCTCGTTTGCCAAGGACTTTAATGAATTTTTCATAAATAATCTCTCTAAATTGTATTAACAAATTCTTCTTGTATTTTTAGTTCTTCCGCAGATGCTTGACCTGTTTTACCCCAATCTGGAAGAACAGACATTATATGAAATGCCTTAGCACTTCTAACGTCTTTAATCCACTTTCCTGATGTTGGATTGTCTTTATTTTTTAATATGTTTACATGATTTGCACCAGGAAAAACATATAGAGACATACCACTTTCTTTTGCCAACATTACAGAATGTTTCAATGGAACTATATTATCACTACCACCGTGAATAATTGCCCCATTTCCACTAACTTCCGAACCAGTCAATGTTACAGTTGGCCATTGTCTATTCCATGCAGGAGCAACGAGATAAACGGTATCTGGTTTTTTAGCACCCATTGACAATGCCTGAAGAAGTATTGCTCCACCGCGTGAATAGGCAATTAATGTTTTAGGCATTTCTTCATTTAGATATAAAATGGCCTTATCAATGTCTTCGTTTGTTATGGAGGTTGAGTCAGAAAATGCAGGACATCCTGTGTCTTGTTCAGGATCCGTCCATTCTACATTACATGCATCAACTCTCATATCTTTTGGTTTCATTCCGAAACCATGAAACGCACCCTTTTCTATTTCAATTTCTTTTAATATATCTGATAGTTTTATCATCTGTATTTCGCATTAATCAAATTTGTTCGGACTATTTCTTTTATTTTTTTCTTCAATTTATTACGCATCCTTTCAGACACTTTTTTTTCTTCTGGCTTTTCTTCAACTGGCGGTTCTTCAACTTCTACTGACATTAACGATTCAACATCAGAGTTCATTTTTTCTGATATTTTTTCTGCAACATGATTTATTTCAGAAGATAATTGGTCGAGTATTTCAACATCAATATCTGTTAATCGTCTTTTTATGTATAATGATATTTTTTCAATCAATTTTTGAATGTCTTTTTCATGTTGTTCCTTTTCACTTTCAGTATAGGGCATTTTTTTTATTTTATTTAATGTAATCACCAATGAAGTTAATTGTGGATTTCCAAAAAATCTAGAAGAAAGTGATTCCAATTTATCCTTATTTTCACCATAAAATTCCGAATTTATCAATTTTTTAAACCAAGATTTTATTACATCGGGATTATCAGATGGAAAAATCATACGAAGATAGCTTTTAACTTTTCCTATTGATTTAGATGCGTCTATCAATATAATATAACTCAATGGACTAATGGCCGATGATTCAATTGATTCTGATATTTTGTTTTTTTTCATGGTATTATCTCACGGCATTAATGTTATTTTTAAACCATTTTGTATCAAATATACACTAATACTTGTTTTTTTATTGAAGAAGTGTAATTTTCCGGACATTGGTTTTTTGTATTCATATCCCATGGATTTCAATACATTTATTATTTCATGTTCTTTATACATACTGGCATCAATAACATTATCCGGTAATATTGTTATATTTTTTAATTTGATTTTCAATTCTTCAAAAATAGAATCAAATCCGGTTGCTTCAAATACTTCCGTTGATTCTAGTATTTTTTTAGCTAATTTACTAGAAACTGTGTCTACTATATTTTGAAATTGTTTCTTTTGCATTATATTATCTTTTTTTATTACAAAATGTTACATATAATAAATATGTATTAAATAGAATATACTCTAACCAAATATATCTTAACAACTCTAAATCCTTCTTTATTTTTTAATAAAGCACAATTTTTATATCGTTCCCATTCAATCGGATATTTTTTATCAAGAATACCGTTGTTCAAGTTCATTATCAATTCATTAAGAGCATTTATTGTATAAATCGTATTTGTTTCTCTTTTTTGATGAACCATTATTGAATTTGGTAAGAATTTTTTGTAGGTGTCCATTACTATATTATAGGACAATATAGCATCTTCGCGAGTATCGAATGATTTGAAATGAAATATTTTATTATTTAATATAGAAAAATTTTGTTTTATATCGTCAATTGTTTCTTCAACTTGATGCTTGCGGGTAAATGTGCATACTAATTGTGTCTTCAATACCTCTCTCTCTATTCTTGTAAATTGTTATACTTCATATAAATATCATCTTAAATTTGTTTAATGTGACCAAAATCATCACCAACGTAAATTTTTATTGACATATTATCAGTCTCAAATGCAGATTGCAAAGTATCAATTAAATGCATTTCATCCGGATGAATATCGAAGATAAATGCATCATAAAGATACATCATAAACACAGACTTCTTATTCTGCAAATGTGGTAGAATGCTCTTTATCTTACGAACATTATATTCAGTTTCCAACGATTGAAGCACATAGTTGAATACTTTGTTTGGTGTTGCATCTTGAATGTCTCTGAAAATTTTTTCGTAAAACCAAGATTTTACCACGCCATCATTTTGATACCGTTCATATAATTCATCTATAAGTGCCTGAACAGAACGGAAAAATGTATGGTTCATAAATTCAGGAGTTATTGTTCCGTATATGTTTTGGAATACTTTACCTTTGAATTGGTCATAATCCATATCCATTCCCAAATCATTTCGTATTTGTTCGTATGGGTGATATTCAAACTTATAGTCTAATATCTTTGCCAATAGTTTTATGTGAAATGCATCATAATCAAATTGAACTATTTTCCCACCTTCAAATCTTGAACAAATTTTATCTCTACTTCCATCTTTTTTATTCATTGCAGAAAAATTAAAACCATCCCAAGCATTA